TCCACCCGCAAGATTCTCACCTACTTCCCGGACACCGGGCCGCTGCGCCGGGAACTTTACCAAAAGCACCTGGCATTCTTTGAAGCTGGGAGTGTCTATCGTGAACGCTCTTTTATGGCTGCCAACCGCATTGGAAAAACTGAGGGCTGCGGCGGGTACGAGCTCACCCTGCACGTCACCGGAAATTACCCCAACTGGTGGACCGGCAGGCGCTTCGATCATCCCGTGCGGGCCTGGGCCGTGGGGACCACGGGGCAGACGGTCCGCGATATTCTCCAGGTGAAACTCCTCGGCCCCGTGCAGGCGCTGGGGACCGGACTCATCCCCGGCGATCTCATCGCCGGCGAACCCACCAAGAAGGCCGGGAGCGTCAAGGACGCGATCGAAGCCGTCTATGTCCGGCACTCATCCGGCGGTGTCTCCCATCTGCAATTCAAGTCCTACGAGCAGGGCCGCAAAGCCTTTGAGGGAACGCACCAGGACGTGATCCTGCTCGACGAGGAGACACCGCTTGACATCTACACCGAATGCCTGACCCGGACCATGTCCACCGTGCCCGGAGAGTTGCCCGGGATCCTGATGCTCACATTCACACCGCTTGAAGGCATGAGCGAGACCGTCCTCCAGTTCCTGCCTGGCGGGCGTCCCGATGAATCAGGTGCGCGGTTCATCATCCAAGCCGGATGGGATGACGTTCCCCATCTTTCGGAGGACGACAAGAAGGCCCTCCTCGAGTCCTACCCGCTCTATCAGCGCGATGCCCGGTCAAAGGGCATTCCCATGCTGGGGAGCGGTGCGATCTATCCCATAGCGGAAGAAGATATCACCATAGATGATTTCCGGCCCCCCGACTATTTTCCGCGATCCTACGGGATGGATGTCGGCTGGAATTGGACGGCGGCGGTCTGGGGCGCATGGGACCAAGAGCAGGACATCCTGTATCTGTGCGGCGAGTATAAGCGCGGACACGCGGAGCCCTCCATCCATACCGACGCGATCAAGGCAAGGGGCGATTGGCAGTCTGGCGTGATCGATCCTGCATCCAGGGGGAGCGGTCAGCTCGACGGGAAGAAACTCCTGAACGAATATATCGCCTGCGGGCTTGACCTGACTATGGCGGAGAACGCTGTTGAAGCTGGCATTTTCGCCATCTGGCAGAGGATGAGCACGGGGAGGATCAAGGTCTTCCGCTCCATGGCCGGCTGGTTCCAGGAGTTTAGACTCTACAGGCGCGACAAAGAGGGCCGGATAGTAAAAGAGAACGATCACCTGATGGATGCGACCCGCTATCTCGTGATGTCCGGGCGCGGGGTGGCGAAATATGTCCCAACCGAGAAACTAAGGGACTTCCAGCCGAGAGACGATGATGACAATTATGATCCCCTCGGCCGCCATGAGCGCAGGATGAATAGCCGCATGAACATGAGAGCAGGGAGGTAACAATGGGTTTTTTTGGTTCATCTCCAAGTCCCCCGGCAGTAACACCCGCTCCCGCCCCGCCTACCGTGAATGATGCGGAAGTGAAGGCTGCAAAGGCGAAGGAAGCTGAAATTCTGAGGAAGCAGAAGGGCCGGTCCGCTACAATCCTGACCGGCGGACTTGGCGTGCAGGAGCAGGCGGAGACACAACGCAAAACTCTTTTAGGGGCGTAGCATGGCAGAGCTCAATGAAGTCTGGAAGATGAAAGACACGGAGGCGGTTGACGAGATAACCAAGTACCAGGGCTATCTCGAAACGATCCGGCTCGACTATGAACCGCTCTGGCAGGATGTGATCGACTACCTCGCCTATGACCGCTACAACTTCAAGGGAACAGAGCAGAGAGGAAAGAAGGCCAATGTCCTGATCTATGACGGCTCTCCGATCAGCGCCTGGAATCTCCTGGTGAACGGGATGCAGGGGAACACTGTAAGCCAGGCGCAGCGATGGTTCTCGCTTACGCTTCCCAATGTAATCACGTTCCCCCGGACATCCGCACTCCGGAAATACAACGGCAGGCTGGACGAAATCCCCGAAGTCAAAGTTTGGCTGGAAGCGAAAGAGGAAGTCCTTTATTCCGGTTTCCAGCGTTCGAACTTCTACGGCGAGATCAATAGCGACATCCGGGATGCTTCATCCATCGGGACAGCCACTTTTTACGGCGAGGAGGACGTCCCGGGCAGGAAGATCAACTTCATGAGCGTCGATCCCGGCCAAGTCTATATCGCGGTGAATCGCTATGGTGTGGTCGATACCGTGTTTCGCAAATTCAAGATCACGGCCAGGGCCGCGGCCCAGATGTTCGATAAAACCTTGCTCTCTCTACCACTCCAGACCCAACTGGAAAAGAACCCCTACACGGAACACGAGTTCATCCATGCCTGCTTCCCCAGGGACGATCAGGAGATGTATTTCCGGGAAGGGAAATGGACTCCGAAGATCGGGAAGAACAACAAGGCCTATGTATCCATCTACATCCAGACAGGGAACAAAGAACACGTCCTGAGGCGGGACGGCTATGACCGGATGCCTTACGCGGTCTGGCGATGGCGAAAGACATCAGGACCCTACGGCTGGTCATGCGCGATGGATGCCATTGTCGATATCCTGAAACTCAATGTGATGGGCAAGACGATGCTCAACGCCGCGCAGCTCGCCGTCGAGCCGCCGCTGATGGTGCATAAGAAATTTCAGGGCAAGGTGAGGATGACACCCAGGGGCCGGAACTACTACGAGGAGGATGACGAAAAGATTTTCCCCATCAACCAGGGCGTGAACTTCTCCATTGCCGAGGAACGGGAAGAGAAGGTTCGGAAGATCATTGAGGATCACTTCAGTGTGGAATTCTTTATGATGCTCACGAAGGCTGCCATGGAAGGCCGCCAGATCACCGTCCCCCAGGTTATGGAGATGCAGGGCGAGAAGGCGTCCGTCCTGATGCCGACGGTTGGTCAGATGGTCACGGAGAGGCTACAGCCCATCATCGACATGGTTGATTCTATGGAAACGGACGCCGGAAGGATGCCGGATCCGCCCGGAATCCTCGCGCCCTTCGCCGGGCAGGGGATTGAGGTGGACTATCTGGGGCCGCTGGCCATGGCTCAGAGGCGGCTTATCAAGACCCAGGGGATTTATCAGGGAGTTTCGGCCCTTGATCCCATGGTGAAGATCGACCCCCAGGTGGCGGATATCATCGATGCCGACGAGACGACGCGGGAAATCCTCAAGGTCTCGGGCTGGCCGGCGAAAGCGATAAGGACAGCAGATCAGGTACAGGCGATTAGGGATGGGCGGGCGCAGGCCCAGGCAGAGGCCCAGAAGATGGCGATGATGGAGATGGCTGCGAAGAACCTGCCCAATGTTTCAAAGGCGGTCGAGGAGGGAAGTCCTCTTCAAACTCTCCTGCAGGCTCAGGGAGGCGCTAAAAAATGAAGATACTCCGTGTGTATCAGGAACTGAAGAAAAGGCTCGAGCCGGCGACCGAGCCGGACAACAGGCTCTTTCAGGATTATTACCTGACCTTCTCGTCCCCGCACGGCAGACGAGTCATGGCGCATCTCCTGACAGATCTTCATTTCTTCGATGAGGCAACGACCGATCAGGAGGTCATCGAGCGCAATATCGCGGTGAGAATTCTGCATAACGTGGGTGCGTTTCATGTCGATCAGATTGAGCGCATATCGGATATGTTTATCAGAATAGCGGCGCACGGGCAAATCCTTAAAGAAGGACAGGAAACGGAGGGGTAAGCCATGCCAGTTCGGAAAGTCAAAGGCGGTTATCGCTGGGGCGGTCACGGGAAGATTTACCGTGGCAAGGGCGCGAAGAAGAAGGCCGCAAAGCAGGGACGGGCCGCTTATGCCCACGGATATAGGGGGAAATAATGGGGCAGATCATCAAGCCGGTTGCGAACTTGCCTTTGACGGCTCCCGGCATTCCCGGGATACTGAAAGAGCTGAAGGGCTGCGAGTTCAATCCCCCGGTCTGGCTTGGAAGGGACAGGTTCTATTTAATCGTGGTCACGCCGAATCCCTTTTATCAGACCATCGCGGGCTTCTACGAGGTGCCGGACAAGGGGATCGTAACTTTTGTCAAGGGCTTCAAGTTCCTTCAGGTATCGAAGTGGAGCGCGTCAAAGAACCACGCATTTGTATTTGAGGCGATAGAAGGTGATCCACCTCTGGACTGGACGCCGCAAAGCCAGTTCGATTACCGGAAATATCAGATCGATCAGATTATTTTAAGGAAGCGCGCCGATGGCGGAAACCAGAACCATAGAGATTAAATGCTCCTGCGGGAACGTCATAGAGAAGAAAGTTCCCGTGGACAAGTCCTATGCGATTGCCTGCGCGCGATGCGGGCGGCTGCACAAGGAAAAGAAGTAGATCATTAAAAATTGACAAGGGCTTTCCCGAAGTCCGGCCAGGCTGAGGGGAACGCAAGAAAGAATTAAGGCGGTCAGTAGGGACCTACTTCTCTACGACCGCCTTTTTCTTTGCCCGCAACAGGAGATCAGAGAGGAGAAATCACATGCCAGGAGAAGACGGAGGACTCGGATGGAGGGCTGCCCTTCCCGCCGACCTTCAAAACCATGAACTTTTAACCCCGATCAAGGAAGTCAAAGAACTCGGCGCTTCATACGTCGATTTGGCGACCAAGCACACGGAAGCGGGGAAGAAAGTCAAGGAGCTTGAGGGAAAGCTGGCTGGTGCGATCTTTAAGCCGGGTGACAACGCCACAGATGACGAGAGGACGGCCTATTTCAAGGCAATGGGACGGCCGGACAAGGCCACAGACTACAAGTTCGATCCCATAACCCCGCCGGAAGGGATAAAACTCGACCCCAAGATGGACGACTGGTTCAAGGGCGTCGTGCATAAGGCGGGATTGAATCAGGCGCAGGCGTCCATTATCCGTAAGGATTACGCCGATGCTCTCTTTGCGGCCCACAAAGCCGGAGAGGAGCAGAAGGTCAGAGACACGGAAAAGGGCACCGAAGACCTGAAAAAAGAGTGGGGGGCCAAATTCGACGAGAACGCGGCCCTCGTGAAGAAGGCAACAGACATGTTCATGACTCCTGAAGAAAAGAAGCACATGGACGATAGCGGAATGGGGAATAACCCGGTTTTGGTGAAGATGTTTCACCGGATCGGACTGGCAATGGCGGATGACAAGTTCGTTCCCGGCTCCCCCGCTGGCGGAGGCCAGAAGGAGAAGGGTGTTCTTACCTATCCGTCGATGGAAGGGAAAACTTAAAGAAGGCGGGAGAAGAAACCCATGAAGTACGCAGAGGCAATGACAGCCGAGGATAAGAAGTGGCGGGCTGAGAGCGATGCCCGGACGCTGGCTGACGCGGAGGCGGTGAAGGACGACAAGGAAAGGCTGGAAGCCGCCCAGGAAGCGGCCAAAGCGATGGTCGACGAAAAGAACGCCGAAGCCGCTGGCATGGCAAAAGTTGCATCCGGGGTATTCTCCTATCCTTCTCACAAAAAAGAATAGGGAGGATATAACCCATGGCAGTATTTGAACAGCACAGCCAGTACACACTCGCGGAGCTGGCGAAACGGAGTAACAACGGCAATCTCATCGAGATCGCGGAAGTTCTCTCGATCACGAAGGAGATGTTTCAGGATGCCGTCTGGATCGAGGCGAATCAGACCGCTTCCCACGTCGGGACCAAACGGACGAATCTCCCCGCCGGAACCCATCGGCAGGCGAACCAGGGCGTCGCAAGCGAAGCGTCCAGCACCAGGCAGATTGCAGAACCGATCTGCCGCCTCGAAGCGCATTCCAAGGTTGACGAGGCGATT